AGGAAGACAGGCAAGCGGATAGAAAAGGGGGAAACGATGAGTGAGGTTAGCTGGGCTGCAGAGCTCGGGATTGATATGGGGGAGCTGATGGCTGAGCATCCGTTGTCGCGGGAGTCCCTGTTGGAGGCTGGGGCGTCTGCTAGGAAGGCGGAGAAGTATTGGTCGAAGGATCGTATGTTGGCCCGTGTGGAGGCGCACAGCGAACCTGTGACGGTTGAGACGGTTGTGGAGCCGGTGAAAATTGCGGTGAAACGTACTAGAGTAAAGAATTATGTGTTTACTGAAGCGCAAATGCGTGCGGCGGAGCGTAGCCTGAATGCCGGTGGTGCAGTGTGAGCGTTGCGGTATTGAGTGGTCTGTCAATAGTGTCCGTAAGAAGATTGTGTTGTGTCGGTCTTGTAGGGCACGAAAAGTTCAGACTGTCCATTCTGCGCAGGGGAAGTGTTTACCGTGGGCGGGCTTTTATGCGGCCGATCATGTTACCCCTGTGGATGATGATGGTAAGCCTGTGTTTGCGGGTGTCAGGGCTTGCGGGCATAATGATTGTTGTAATCCTAAGCATGTTGTTGGTTTCGAGAAAGGGTGATGAAGATGGTTCCTAATAAGGCTGAGGTTGTTGTTACGGGTTGGTTGCAGAATGTTGCAGATTTTGAGTGGGGTCGTGCGGTGAAAGTTGCGGTGGATGTGAACCGTAAGAATGCGTCTGGTGAGTGGGAGAAGGTCGATTCGACTTTGTATGATTGCACGACGGATGACAAGACGGGCGCCTTTGATGATGTGCGCCAAGTCACTGTGGTCGGTCGGATTACGGGCACGAACGTGTTTCAGAAGCGTGACGGTACAACCGGGTTCAGTGTGAAGGTGCGGGCGGAAAGTATTACACCTGCGCATGGTGGAAAAGTGCAAGAGGCCGCAATCATGGAGCAGTGGCCTACAGCGACGATTGGGCAGGCTACACCGGTTAACAGCCAGGCACCCTTCTAATGGAGACCGGCGGGAAGATTCTGGTCTTCGCTATGGGTGTCACGTTCATGCTGTTGGCCTACCAGGTGCCCACTAACGTGACGTCGGTGCTTGGCTGGGTGTTTGGATCATTGTTGGTGTTGGCGGTTCTCGCGTCGTTTGCGAACCTGAAGCGGTATCCTGAGAGGCGTGGAGATAACCTTTGATGTTTTAGGTAGGCCTGCACCACAGGGGTCTAAGAAAAGCATTGGCAATAATAGGTTTGTGGAGGCGTCCAAGTTTTTGCCTGCATGGCGTAAGGCTGTGAGGGCTGCGGCAGAGTTCGCGGTGACAGTGAACGGGTGGGCGCGCACGTCTGGGCCGGTGGAGCTTGAGGTCATGTTTTATTTGGAACGCCCTTCGACCGTGACTGTCACGAAACGTGCGCACCCGATCGTCCCTCCCGACGTCGACAAACTGATTCGCGGGGTCGGTGACGCACTCACCGGGGTTGTCTATGACGATGATTCGCAAATCATTAGGGTGCTCGCCTGGAAAGTGTATGCGGATGCTCGGGAGCCAGGCTGTTTTGTAAGAGTCAACGAATTGTCACAATTTGATAACACGGCGTTTCAGTCACTCGATTTTCTTGATTTACCGGACTAGGATTAGGTAAACCTACGGGAAGGGAACCTATCTTGTCAGACTCTAGCTATCAGCTCACCTTGAGGTCGAGGATGATGACTGATGAAATTTTCGAACCATACGCTACAGCAGCGAACCTGCTTGCAGATGACAACCTTGTGTGGCATGAGGACTTCGACAACATTCGGGGGGCTCTTGCCGCGGTGATGCGTGAGTGTGCATCGGTAAAGAATTTGAACCCTTGGTTGTTGGAGGTCGCCTACCGGCTTATCGACACCACACGCGAGAATGCTTGAGGGTCTAACACCAACCGTCCAGGTGCGGGCTTGTGGTGTGCGCCGTATCCTTGAAGACCTTGACGAGGCTGACCGGCTGGTGTTGGAGTCTGCGGTTGGGAGCCCTGACGTGTGGGGTGTGAAAACATTGTCGAGGGCGTTATCCCAACGCGGTTTGAAGTTGAGCGAGACACCGATTAGGAGCCACCGCAACCGCGAGTGTTCTTGTTTCAATAGATAGGGTGTAATCATGTTAGATAATTTGCAACCTGCAAGGGCCGTGAAAGTTTCGAACGAGGTGAAACCTTCCCTAAGTTTCGATGGTGATGAGGGGGAAGCAACAACACCAGGGTATGCGCAGGAACCGCAAAACTTTGATGAGTTTCTGATTGATGCGGGGATGGATCCGAAAGATATTGATGTGATTCCGCCGGTGCGCACGTCGAGGTGGCAGCGTTGGGATGGGGAGTGGTTGACTTCCTACCGGTTTACTTTCCGCCGTAAGTCTTCCGGCGTGAACTTGCCGTTGTTGATGGCTGAGGGCAAACGGAAGCTCACCCCAAGAAAATTGCCAACCCGTAACCCTCGAGCGCTTGTTGTGTTGTGGTCGGACTTGCAGGTGGGAAAGGTTGACTACCGTGGCGGTACCGATGATTTGTTGGAGCGTGTTGCGTTGATGCAGGCACGTCTGGTCGATCAGGTGAAGCGTGAAAAGCCGGAACAGATTATCTTTTGTGACCTTGGCGATACGGTGGAAAACTTTTACAACGCGAACAGTGCGCAGCAGCTTTACAGTAACGATTTGAGCATTATGGAGCAGGTTGATGTGGCGACGACGTTGGCTTGGCAGACGTTGCGGAAACTTGCAGAGCTGACACCGTCGATGACTTATGCGAGCGTAGGGTCGAATCATTGCCAGTTTCGTGCTGCGAACGGGAAGCAGATAGGTAAACCCACAGACGATTGGGGCGTCTTTATCGGTCGCCAGCTGGCTAGGTTGGCCGGTGAAATTGGCGCAAACCATATCAACTTTATCGAACCTCAACCGCACGACGAGTCACTCGCTATCGATGTGTTCGGTGATGGCTTCCATGTTCTCGGGGTTATGCATGGGCATCAGGCGTCTTCCCCAGCGGGTGTGGCTGATTGGTGGAGGAAGCAAGCGTTTGGCCGTCAGCCGGTCGCTGATGCCTCCCTGTTGGTGCATGGGCATTGGCATCATTTGCGGGTGACGGAGTTGGGCAGTGTTGACCGTGGCGATCGTGTTGCTTCACGGTTTATTGTTATGGCGCCTACGATGGATAACGGTTCGGGTTGGTTTCGTGCGAAGTCGGGTGAGGATTCTATTCCCGGGTTGGCGACGCTCATTCTCGAGCAGGATGTGGACTTTACAGGGACAGTGTTCAAGTTGTGAATGCCACCGCGAGCGACGACCTACCAGACGCATGGAAATTCCATAGCACCCTGCCACCATACGTTGAAATAGAAACCGAACACTATAGGGCTGTAGTAGACAACTTCTTCACACTCCCCATCGGCCTACTCATAGCGTTACGCAAAGCACGACAACAACACGACGGCACCGACATCCACATTCTGTTAGACGCAGCCGAACTCGCATTCAACCCTGAAGACTTCACTAGGGCTCAAGACCTCAGCATCACACACTTCTTCGACCTGATTAGAGTCTGGGTACACAACTCGGGCAGCCACCCCTAATGGGCTTCAACCGTCCATGTTTGACATGCGGAAAACTTATTCGACAAGGCACCTACTGTGGGGTATGCCGCCCACCAAGACCAGACACACCCGAACGACAAGCCAAAAAACAATTCCTCTACGGAGGACGATACAAAAAAAATGCACACACCCTAAAACAAACAGCAACACACTGCCACCTATGCGGAAAAGCTTTCACCCTGGGGGACACCATAGAAGCAGACCATATTTATCCTGAACTAGGCCACACCTCCCCCCTCGCGCCAGCCCACCGCAAATGCAACCAAGCAAGGGGCAACCAGCCCTTAGCGTGACCAAACAACAAACTTTTACCAACCAACCACAGCGACAACCAAACCGCCCACAAAAGCAATCACCCACCACAGCGACCCCCACCCCCCCCGTACGGGTAAACCGGGGGCCGGTCAAATCATTAGAAGCCTCACCTCCTCCACCCGCCACCCCAGCTGCTTGTTTCTAGGGTCGGTGTGAACCCTTTTTCGGTTCAATTGTTCTTTTATTTGGTAGACTTAGATCATGTTGTTTTGCGAGCAGTGTGGCGAGCAGATGGCGCCGGGCACGAGAGGGCGCCCTAAGCGTTGGTGTTCCAAGGATTGTATGGGTTTGTCTAAACGAAAAATGAAGGATGAAACCGCCTGCTGGGATTGCGGGAAGCAGCTTGTTGTGTCTGGGACGGCGGGGCACCCGAAAAGGTATTGCGATAGGAAGTGTGCGCAGTCTTTGCGGATTCGTCGGGAACAGGAATCGCGCGATAGGATATTGGTGTGCGAGGTCTGTAAGAGCCCGTTTTTATGCGAGAATCGCCGGGCAAAGTATTGCGGGGCAGAGTGTCGAGCCGCAAGTAATAAAAATCTGGCGTCGATGCGCTGGAGGGCGCACGTCGAGGCTCGCCCGGCGACGAAAGAGGTGCCGTGTGGTTTCTGCGCGGGTGTTGTTGTTGTGCCGTTTTCTTTGAATGGCGGTAAGAAATATCACGACGGTTGCAAGTTGCGGGCGAGGCGCGCTAGGGATCGCGTGAAATCAATGAATCGTGCCGGGGTCAAAACGAATCGAACGATTACGCACGAGGAGATTGCGGAGAGGGATAATTTCGTTTGTCACATTTGTGAGGTTTTGGTTGACATGTCTTTGCCTAGGACTTCTAAGCAGGGGGCTACGCTTGACCATGTGATTCCGATTTCTAAGGGTGGTGTGGATTCTTTGGAAAATTTGAAGCTGGCCCATTGGATTTGTAACATTCGGAAGTCGGATAAAATAATGGGGGTGGAGTTTGTCGAATCAAAAACCAAATGAGTTGAAGAAAAAACTTGGGTCGAAACATCTGGATGGTGAGGCGACTTTGCAGGTAATGCCTGTTCGCGTTGTTCCTGAGCCGTTGCGTCGGCTGGATGGTGATGGTTTGAATCTTTGGGTGCGAACGTGGTCGATTGGCGAAACCTGGGTTTCTGTCGAGACCGACATAGAGTTGTTGCAAATGACTTGTGAGATGACGTGCGAGCGTGAAAGTTTGCGCGAATATGTTTTGGTCAACGTTGACGCATGGCACGAGCGCAAGGCGTTGCGCGAATTGGATAAAGCTATTATTTCAAATTTGTCTCTGCTAGGTTTTACCCCTTCCGATCGTATGCGACTTGGGGTGAATCATGTGAAGGCTAAGTCAAAGTTGGAGCAGATGATGGAGGCGCGGGCGAATCGTGACGGGTAGTTGGCCGCCTAAATGGTTGACGCCTATCGGTGAGGATGCGTTGGCTTTGGGGCGGGCGAAGGAGCCTGTGGCGGATTTTGTTTCTGGCTTTG